CGTAATTTATCCGATTCTCCTCAAAGCCGGGGCGTTTCGGATCATCAAAGATGAGAAAACGGGCCAGTGGAGATCCATCCGCCCGGGTGATGACAAGAGCAAGAGCAAGCCCGCTCCCCCGCTGATCCCGCCGCGGCTGGTCAAGGATGTCTCCTGGGTGCTGAAGAACGCCGGCTACCTCAACAAGCTGGAGCTGACGAACGGCTGGACGATCTGGTGCTTCTCATCAGAAGGCGAACCGCCCCAAGGCTACCAGGCCGACCTAATTTGGATTGACGAGGACGTTACCAACGAAGCGTTCGTCGGTGAATCTCAGGCTCGCTTGGCAGACCGCAAGGGTCGCTTCGTCTGGTCTGCCATGCCCTGGTCCCGGAACGATGCGCTCCTTGGTCTGTGCGAACGTGCCGACCGAGCGGTGGAGGAGGGGCAAGAGAATCCGATCATCAAGAAGTTCACGTTCAGATTCCTGGACAACAACTTTATTGATTCCGAGGAAAAGCGGAAGAACATCGAACGCTGGAGCGCGCTCGGGGCCGACGAAGTCCGGATGCGTGCCGAGGGTGAGTTCACCACCGAATCCACGCTCATGTACCCGACGTTCAACCGCAGCGTGCATATCCTGCCGCGGGCGGAGTTGAAGGATGGGGTCATTCCGCCTGACTGGACGCGGTATGTGGCGATTGACCCTGGCCATGCGGTGATGGCAACGCTATTCGCCGCAGTCCCGCCGCATGAGCGATTCCTGGTTGTGTATGACGAACTGTACATCCGGAACTGCAACGCGCTGATCTGGGGCGAGCAGTTTGGGGTGAAGGTGCTAAACCAGCACATTCACGCGGCGATCATGGATATGCACGGTGGTTTGCTCCGTGATCTCGGTTCAGGAAGATTGCCGCATGAGCTGTACTCCGAAGAGCTGAAGAAGCGGAAGATTCGCTTCACCATCGGCGGGCATGGGTTTATCCCTGGCTCCGACGACATCCCGGCCAGAACGTCCATCGTTCGTCAACTGCTCCATATCCAGGGCGACGGGACGACCAGGCTCAAGATCCTGGAGGGTTCCTGCCCCAACCTGATTCGGGAGCTGAAGCGGTATCGCAAGAAGACGACGACGGTCAACGGGCAGGTCTTTGTGACCGACCAGCCCCAGACCAGGGGAGAGGTTCACGCCTGTCAGTCGCTTGAGTACCTCTGCGCCTACGAACCCAAATACCACGCACCCCCACGGACTTACGGTCCCGATCCATGGTGGGTGAAGTGGCTGTCGGAGCGCAAGCGCCGCCAGCGGGAGTCCACCGACCCCCACGTAATCCTCGGGCCCAGCAGGAGATTGCCGTGAGTTCCTACGAAATGCCCAAGGCTGAGTTGGGTGACATTGTGCTGTTTTACGCCCATGAAAACGCCACGCCGGTCCCGGCGATTGTGTCGGTCCTGGCCTCCCGCACCCTCACCCTCTGGGCCATTGCGGGCGAACTGGGCGGCGTGGTGAAGCCCTCGGTCCACCACCTGACCGATCCGGGGGTGAACGAGTTCCCGGATTGGAAGCGGTACGGCTACTGGGAACACAAGCCCAAGGATCCGACGATCTCCATTCTGAGCGAGAAAGTCAGCCTCCTGGACAAGAAAGTGTCCGCTACGGCCCCGAAAAAGGCTTAACCGGACACTAGTCGGTAGGAGAACCAGAATGCCAGAAGTGTCCTTTGACGTTGCCGAGGCCAACCGACTCCACAACGACGAGGGCCTGTCGCTGAATAAGATCGTCCGCATGGACGGCATGCCGAAGAGCGTAAACACCCTGTCGCGGCATCTGCGGCAGGGTGGCTATGCCGTTCGGGACAGACGCCGGGCCATGGACGCCTTGGACGAACAGCGGCTTCGGCATCTGTACCTAGGGCTCGGAAAGAGCAGCTACGAGATCGCGGATATGTACGGGGTGACTCGTTCGCCAGTGAGTCGCCGCCTCAGCAAGCTCGGAATTTCTCGCCCGCCAGGCTGGCGTCTGGCGGGCGAGAACAATCCGATCTGGAAGGGCGGAAGGACATCTACTGCGGGCGGGTACATCTATCTGCTTCGCCGCAACCATCCTATGTCTGGGAAAAACGGCTACGTTCTGGAGCATCGCCTGGTAATGGCGGAAAAGCTTGGCCGAATGCTTGGCGATGACGAGCATGTGCATCACATCAACGGCGTTAAGGACGACAATCGACCAGAGAATCTGATGGTGGTTTCTGGGTCGGACCACAAGCTACTGCACGTTGATGTGATGCGCGAATTGCGTTCGCTACGAGAGCGGGTCAGGGAGCTTGAGGGACTAGTGGGCGACGAGAGGCAGGCTGCGGGATGAGCCAAGAAAATCCGATAAAGCCACTGGTAGCGCGCTGGTTGAGCTGTCTGAAGCAGGCTCAGAAGTATAAATCTGCGTTTCAGGCCGATGCAGACGAAGCCATGGGGTTCTTTGCCGGCGACCCCGATTTTATGTGGAAGGACTCCTACTCCCGCGGAGAGCGTGGGTACAACAAGGGCATCGATCCGCCGCCGTTCCGGATGATGGTGAACCGCGTCTGGGAAGCTGTCCGTTTATTTACGGCAGTCATCCATCACCGCAATCCGACCAGGACGGTGACCCCCAAAGACTACCCGGTCATCGGGCCGCAGCTCTTGGGTATCTTTCCCCAGCCTCCGGTCCCGCAGATGGGGCCTGACGGTCAGCCTGTCATGGGGCCAGACGGTCAGCCGGTGATGATGCCCGACCCGGGGATGATGCAGTACCAGCAGATGTTCCAGCAGCAGCAGATGATGCTGGAACGGCGGAAGGTCATCGCCCGGCTGTTGGAAGACTATCTCAACTACACCCCCAACGAACTAAACCTCAAGCACCACTCACGCAAAGTGGTGGAAGAGGCGTTCATCAAGGGCGCGGGAGTATGGTGGCATGAGCTGTACACCCCTCCCGGCGGGCAGACGCGGATGGCCGGGTCGTTCTACGACACCATCGACAATCTGGTCTGGGATCCGGACGCCGATGAGTTTGAGGACATCCGCTGGGCGGCGAGGCGGAGAATCCAGCCCATCGATGAAGTGGCGGCCAAGTTCGGCTTGTCCCGGGAAGACCTGAAGGGGTCGGTCGAATCCTACTCTCGCCAGGCCGACTCCACTGAGCGCGGCTATCAGCATGAAAAGAAGACCGGCAAGACGAACGACCTGATCGTCTACTGGGAGATTTACTCCAAGACGGGTTTTGGAGACAGGCTCAAGGACGCCGACCAAGACTTGCGAGGAAAGTTCGATGCCCTTGGTCCGAATTGCTACATAGTTGTGGCGGAGGGGGTTGATTTCCCACTGAACATCCCTCCGGCCATGCTGCAAGAGGAAGTGGACGAGACGGGGATTCCCCAGGCGCTGTTCATGGCGGCCCAGTGGCCCATCCCCTTTTGGGCAGAGCCAAGCGGCTGGCCGTTCACCCCCTTGGCGTGGCATGGCAAGCCTGGGTACTCCTGGCCGATCTCCCTGATTCGTCCTGGCATTGGGGAATTGCGATTCATCAACTGGGCGATGTCGTTCTTGGCGACCCGGATTGCGACCTCCAGCCAGACGCTGATTGGTGTTGCCAAGCATGCCGACCCGGACCTCAAGGCCAAGATCCTGGAGAAGAACGAGGGTGGTTTCAACATCGTTGAAATCAGCGAGTCTGTCGGTCGGTCAGTCAATGATGTGATCTCGGTCTTCCAGATGCCTGGTGTCACCCAGGACATGTACAACATCATCCAGGCCGTGACAGACCTGTTCGACCGCCGCGTCGGTCTGACAGAGTTAATTTACGGCATGACCAGGGCTTCCTTCAGGTCGGCAGCGGAAGCCGCCGTGAAGTCTGAGCAGATTTCCGTGCGGCCCGACGACTACGCCAACATCCTAGAGGACGCCCTCTCTGAGGTGGCCAGGAAGGAAGCGCTCTTGGCCCGATGGTTGATTTACCCCCAAGACGTTGCGCCCGTTCTTGGACCGATGGCTGCACAAGCCTGGCAGATGCATGTCCAGGGAGAAGACCCGGAGTCGATTGTCCGGGAGTATTCCTACCGGGTGGAGGCTGGCTCGGCACGCAAGCCGAATATCGCCACCAAGGTGGAGAACATGAACAACGCCATGCAGATCATGATGCCGGTGGCGCAGGGCATGCTCCAGGCGGGACAGCCGCAAATCTTCAACGCCATGTTGGAGGACTGGGGCAAGACGATGAACGTGGATATCAGCCGATACATGGTCCCTCCACCTCCTCCGCCGCCGCCGCCTGAAGCTCCTCCCGAAGCCCCTCCCCAAGGCCAATAGTCCTATATGACCTACCCGCCTGAGATCGAAGCCGCCGGCATCTGGGCCAAGAGCATGTACGAGAAAGCCCTGCCCTACGGGGAGCGGTGGGCGGCCATGGTTGCCCTTCAGCAGCCACCGGGCACCAAGGGCACTGACCGGGCCTTCTTGGAGGGGCGGCAGAACAACGAGCAGTTGGACGAAATGCCGAAGCGTCAGGCGCAGTACGTCGCGCGGGAAGCCCGCCAGGCCGGGATCAATATCTCGGGCAAATACTACTGCGCCGGGATAGCCGACAAGCGGGGCTGGAAAGACCCGGCCGCGTGGGTCACGGGCAACGACGACGTTCTGAGTGTGGCCCGCAAGAGGCGCCTGCACGTAACCGGCAGCGTGAACTACGACCCCGGCGAGGCCCCGCCGAAGCGCGTGGTTCTGGCCGAATCCATCATCAAAGACGAACTTCGCAAGGAGAAGCGCAAGAACCCGACAGCCAAGACCGGGGAGCTGCGTGAGAAGATCATTGAAAAACACGCCTACAAGGTAAAGGGACGGCTATGAACGAGATTGCACGGCACTTTTCTCCCGGCTCGGTGATTACGGCCAACTCCTCGGCAGCCACAACGGCAGGGATGATTCCCTTCGGCCGTTTTGGCGGGGCGTGCGTCATGATCGCCGCCACCAATTCCTGCACGCAGATCAACTGGCACGGGACTGTAGACCCGTCCGTGACGCCGCGGGCGATCTTTGCAGACGGTGCGGCGGTGACCTCGGCTGTGACCGTGGGGATTCTCCCGGTCCCGGACGCCTGTTTTGCCGTGAACTACGTGGTGCCCGTCGTTGTGGGCGGGACGACCTGTGCCATGACGGTTATGGCCAAGGGCTGACCCCTCCGACTTCACATCAACCACTCTTGCGACATTCACCATGCCGATGAATCCCCGTCTCCTGCGTCCGACCGCCAGCGGATTCAATCCCCGCCAGATCAGCGGTCTGGCCCTCTGGCTAGACGCGGCTGACGCCTCGTCGCTGTACACCACTGATGCGGGGCCGGTGACGGCGGTGAGTAGCCCGCTGGACATCAGCGGGTGCGCACTGTGGCTGGACGGCGCTGACGCCGCAACCATGTTCAACGCCACTAGCGGCGGCTCGCCGGTTGCGGCGGGCGGGGCGGTTGCAAGGTGGGAAGACAAGAGCGGAAACGGGAGGCATGCCACGCAGGGGAATGCCGGGAATCAGCCGTCGTTGCAGTCGGCCGTCCAGAGTGGCAAAAGCGTAGTTCGGTTTGACGGAGCGGGGGATCATCTCAATACTTCACTTGCGGATGCCTCCCAGCAGACATTCTTTTTGGTTGCGCGAGCCGTAACCCCCACCGGCGCGCAGCGGGTATTTAGTTACGGCGGGAACAGAAGCGTCTTTGCCAGCAATGTTGACTTGCGTTGGTGGCAAGGAAATTTCGGCTCCGGCGTTTCGTCAACGTCCTTCGGAGTGGCCGCTGGCGTCATAGCAAGCGACTCCTCATTTACTTGGTTTGGTAACGGAGTGCAGTCTGCGGCTGGCGACCCGACCGATGCTGCGGCCGGCAACGCGACCGTAGGCTCTGAAGTCGGCACCCTAAACCCGTTTAACGGCGATATCGCAGAGATCATCGTCTTCGACACCGCCCTCTCCACTACTAGCCGCGCCCGCGTCGAAGCCTACCTCGCCGCCAAGTGGGGCATCTCTGGCGTCCACGCCCCTGCCACCGCGACCAACGATCCGGTGGG